CCCTGTACCAATACAACGCCGCCGCCCTGACGGTGGCCCCCGTCCCCCGCTCCGGGAATTACACCATCTGCGCCCCAGACGGAGCGCCCGCCGTCCTGAAACGCGGCATCGACTTCGGCATGATCCGCAAGAAGAACGGCGACGCCATGACGAAAAACCCCACCCTCTTCAAGTCCGGCGCGGAGAAGGTGGCCGTGGCTTACGGCCTCTGCCAGCGCTACACACTGGAAAGCAAGCTGGAGGATATCGAGCACGGCTTTTTCTATTTCCTCGTCCGCTGCGACCTCATCAAGATCTATGACGGCAAGGAATACGTCATCACCTCCGCCTACGGCTCCGGCAATACTCGCGAGGGCCGCACCGGCTCCCAGTCCCCCTATGACGGTGCCAACAGCGCCGTGAAGATGGCCCAGAAACGCGCCCTGGTCTCCGCCGCCCTGTCTCTCGGCTGTGTGTCCGATATGTTCACCCAGGACATCGAGAGCGACACCGAGGACGGCAGCGCCTACATGACCAACAAGGACCCCAACGCCCCCATTACCGCCGCACAGGTCAAATTCTTCTACTCTGCCTGTTCCCGCCACGGCCTGACGAAGCAGGAGGCGAAAGCCCTCTTGAAGGCCCACGGCTATGACAGCGCCAGCAAGGTACTCAGCAAGGACTTTGACGCCCTGCTGGACGCTCTGGAGCCGAAGGAGGATGCCTGATGTTCATTAACGGCTTACCGGACTGCAACCGGGAGGGCGTCCCGCAGAAAACCGGCCTGATCTGTGGCCGCTGCGCCAAGGACGCCCAGATCTTCACCTCCAAAAACGGCACCGTCATCGGCTCCGTCTCCGTGGCGGCCTATAACAAGCCTGACGGCATCACCGTCTGGATGAACGTCAAGGGCTTTGGCTCCATGGGCCGTGCGATTGCCAGCGCCTCCAAGGGTGACCCTATCATCGCTGTGGGCCGCGTAGAACCCCATGACTACGAGGGCAAGGTTTATATCGACTTCATCGCGGAGTGGGCCTCTGTGGGCGCTCAGCGCATCGACGCCCGTACCGCCGCCGCCCCGCCCATGAACAGCAGCGGAGGCTTTAAAGAAATTCAGGATGACGTGGAGCTTCCCTTTTAACAACGTTGCCGTGTGTGTCTAAAGAGTGATGACGGGCGGATGCAAGCAAGCCGCAGCACGATCACCGACGCACACAGCAGCCGCAGAGAAAAGAAGAACGCCCCCCACACCCCCCTAAGAAGAAAAGATTATATATATATATATATTTATCTCTCTAATGGCAGGGGGAAAAGAATTAGAGGCTAATACAGGAATTAGAAGCTAATTAGAGACTACTACGGAAGTCTTACAGGAGAAGAACATGGAGAAGCAGGACACCCAGCGGTTGTTTAACCTGATTGAGACACTTTACCCCAGCTCCAAGCAGCAGCCCCGCACCCCCGCAGATCTGGAGGCGTGGACGCTGGTGTTGGAGCCGTGGGCCTATGAGGACGCGAAACAGGCGGTGATCCTCCGGGCGCGGGAAAACCGGTTCCCGCCGGACGCATCCGAACTGGTCCCTTACCTGCCCAAACCGGAAACCCCAAAGGCGAAGGAGGCCCCCATGCCGGAGCCGTCCGACGCCTATCTGAAAAAATTCTACGCCAGGGCAGGCGAACAGCACGAGCGCTGGCACGATGCCGGGATCCCCACCCCTTCAGAGGCGAAAAAGCAGGGCATGACTTACGCCGCGTGGTGTGCGCTGGCAGATATGCGAGGTGTTTAATGGCAAGTAATTTTCGGCTAGACGAGCTGATCCGCCGCTACCCCCCACGGGAGAAGAAGCAGAAGAAAGCCCCCAAGGGCAGCGCCGCTGCCGCATATCAGCAGCAGCTTTGTTGGACGTGTGCCAACGCCTGCGGCGGCTGTGAGTGGTCAGACCATCTGGAGCCGGTCCCCGGCTGGGACGCCACCCCCACAAGCCGGGTGCTGAAGGTGGGCGGCAAAGGCAAGGGCGGCACACGGGTAGCATCCTCGTTCGTGATCCACTACTGCCCCAAATTCAGGAGGGACACACGATGATGCGGCTTGTGATCGACATTTACGACGGCGAGGACACACAGGGAACGAAGGAGGCGGTGGCCATGCTGCTGGAACCTTTGGGCCGCGTCCGCGTGGTGCAGATCATTGTTGACGGAAAGGAAGAAAAACGATGAAGGGTGAATCTACCGGCCCCGTTCTTTACCCGATGGGGGTTTATACGTTTGCCTTTGCATGCGTCCATTGTGCAAACAGACATTCAGACAAATGCCACCTGTGCAAGTGCGAGAAAAAAAGCGGATTTGAGCCGAAGAAAGAGGAGAACAATGAAAATTGAATTTACGGTCCCCGGTATTCCGGTAGGCAAGGGCCGTCCACGCTTTATGAAAAACGGCCACACCTACACCCCGCAGAAAACGCGGGACTACGAGGACAAGGTAGTCCAGTGCTGGCAGTGCCAGAGCGGGAAAGGCTTTGCGGACGGCATCCCGCTGACGGCCACCGTCACGGCGTTCTTTACGGTGCCCAAGAGCACGTCAAAGAAAAAGGCCGCTACGCTAGACGGGACACCCCACATCAAGCGCCCTGACGCTGACAACGTGGCGAAGGCCATTCTGGACGCGCTGAACGGCCACGCCTACAACGATGACAGCGCAATCGCAGCTTTGACAGTGTGGAAGTATCAGACAACCGGAGCCTCCCGCGTGGAGGTTACCATTGAGGAGGAAAAGTAATGGACGCTGTGGAGTATTTGAAAACATTGAACAGAATGTGCCACTGTGAGTGCCTCAAATGCGAGTTTGGGAAAGTACGTAGCGGGTTTGAAACCTGCCCTGTCTGGCAAAGAACCCACCCGGAGGAGGCCGTTGCCATTGTCGAAAAGTGGGCAAAGGAACACCCCGTCAAAACCAGGCAGAGCGTGTTTCTGGAGCAGTATCCGGAGGCGGCAATCTCAAAAGACGGTGCCATAGCGATATGCCCGCTTGCGATCTCAGCCGCGTATAGGCATGGGAATGGCGCTTGCAACAAAGGCAATTCCGATACGTGCGCCGAGTGCAAACGGAAATTCTGGCTTGCGGAGGTGGAGGACGCATGAAAGTGTTGATAGCCTGCGAGGAATCGCAGGAAGTCTGCAAGGCGTTCCGGGCGCTGGGCCACGAGGCGTATTCCTGCGACATTCAGGAGCCGTCCGGCGGACACCCGGAGTGGCATATCCTTGGCGATGCGCTCAAGGCCATCGAGGGGGGGCAACTGTCTACAATGGACGGACGGCTGCATAACGTTGGCAAATGGGACCTGCTGATCGCACACCCGCCGTGCACATTTCTTTCCTATGTGTCACAAATCCATTTCTCGCTGAAGCACACACCTGCGGAAAAGGTCATCGCCAGATGGAAAGAACGCGCTTTTGCGGCGGTATTCTTCATGCGGTTTCTGACGGCAAACGCAGAAAGGATCGCAATAGAGAACCCTGTCGGGTTTATGAACACGGCGTTTAAGAGCGCAGACCAAACAATCCATCCGTATATGTTTGCGGATAGCGAAGAGGATACGGAAAACTATGTAACAAAAGCAACTTGCTTGTGGCTGAAAAACCTGAAACCACTACGCGGGAACGGCCTTCCGAAGCCAGATAACGGGAAACTGTTTGGAAAGCTTCCGAGCGGGAAAAACAGAACGTGGGAGGACACTTATTCCAGGAGTGCAAAAGTTAGAAGCAAAACCTTTCCCGGCATCGCCAGAGCCATGGCGGAGCAATGGGGCGGAGACATAAGGGAGGAACTATGAGAGATACAAACCTCGTAAATGCGCTGCGTGAGCACGCAGAATGGGCACGAGCAAATGAGTGGGAAACGCCGATCACGCTGGGCGATGATCTGACAGAAGCCGCTGACCGGATTGAAGCGCAGGCGAAAGAGATTGACGCACTGCGGAACGAACTGTGCCTGAAATGCGGAAACTACACGCTGGCCCATGAGGGGGCCTGTAACGGATGCCGGTGGAGGAGGTGAGAAAATGGAACGATTGACAACAAGAGACGCAAATTGCGCAGACCCAAAAGTACTTTATGGTGTGTATGTAAAGAATCATGATTATATTTCAGCGGCAAATCGCCTCGCCGACTATGAAGATACGGAGCGGACGCCGGAAGAAATCGGCATGGATCACGAAGCCGCAGAGCAGCTCCGCCATCTGTGCCGAAACTGCGATCTTGACCGCTTGGAGAAACTGGCAGAGGCCGACAGGGCCGGTCGGCTGGTGGTGTTGCCGTGCCAATCTGGAGAGCATGTATTTGCACTGCTTGATGACCAAACACATGTATGGGAGTGTGAGGTTGAGCACGCTGTTTTGGACGGGTGGCGAAAGGTTTTTGCTATCAGGCCCTTGGGGCGCTCAAAAGACTCGTACTATGCGCCATTTGGGGCGTTTGGTCAAACCGTATTCCTGACCCGCGAGGAAGCCGAAGCGGCATTGGAGGCGATGAAGGATGAATGACCTAAAACCTTGCCCGTTCTGCGGCGGTGAAGCGGTCATAAGCGTCGACCCGGATGCAGTGCGTTGGAAGTATTTTGCCGAGTGCATTAGGTGTTGTGCAACGTCAGGACTTACGTATACGCCCCAAAAAGCTAAAGAGGCATGGAACAGGAGGGCTGGCAATGGCTGAATACATTGAGAAAGAAGCGACAATTAAGCGAATCAAAGCAGTTTATTGCGCTGGCTGCAACAGCTACAACGGAGTAAGATGCCGTGCGTGTGGTACAGGTGACGCAATCGACATGATCGAAGATGCCCCAGCCGCCGACGTGGCCCCAATCGAAGCGCTGGAGCATCTGCGGGACGAACTCTGCGAGCAGGACCTAATCACCATGGAGGGGCTGAGAGGGCTGAACACGTTGATTTGGAAATACACAACGGTGCATGACGGAGGTGTAGAATGATGCGATTGATTGATGCAGACACGCTATCGGAAAGCATTAAGCGCGGGGCAGGAACTGATCTCCAAAAGTTTTTCGCGGACGTATGTGTGGCGACCGCCCCCACCGTGGATGCCGTGATCGTGACGCGGTGCAAGGACTGCAAGCACCTCGTCGCGGTCAACGTCAATGGGAAAGGAATTCCCACCTGTCGAATGAGCGGCATGGAGGTCGCACCAGCCGAATTTTGCAGCCGCGGAGAGAAAGAACGGAGGTGCTGACCATGTATGAATCGCCAATTAAAGTATTCCAAGGAAATCTTGAAATGCAGTTTGAGGGTGAAATTCTCAAAGCCGTGCAGCGGGCTGACATTACCGTTGATAGGGATGAACTAATCCGAGCGCTCCGCTATGACCGTGAGCAGTACCAGAAAGGTTTCGACGATGCAAGGAAGGGTGCTGTGCCGGTGGTGCGGTGCAAGGACTGCAAGCATAAAGGGTGGGTACAGGAGCCGTGCCACGGTAAGAGCGTTGATTATTGCAAAGTCTGGGACTGCACTTTGCGGAATCTGGAAACTACGTTTTGTAGCTACGGCGAGAGAAAGGACGGCGGGGACGGCTAACCGCCAGCCGCCACACCGCAACAAAAGGAGGTAAGCTATGGAGGATCGGGACAAAAAATTGCTGAAAACCTATGCGGAGAACAACATGAGCATGAAAAAGACCGGCGGCGCGGTTTACCTGCACTATAACTCCATCCGCTACCGCTTTCGGCTCATTCAGCGGGAAACCGGGCTGAACCCACGGAATTTTTACGATCTGGAAAAGCTGTTAGCCATGATAGACGCGCAGGGGTCCTGACTACCTGCATCGGTAGATCAAAGGGGAGGGGCACTTCGTAAAGGAGGCCCAATATGAAATACCGATACACCGTCCAGCAGCTCCAAAAAATGGAGCAGTGCCGCTATCTCACCGACCGGGAGCGGCGCGTGTTCAATCTGGTTTGCCGCCGTGGCTGGGCGATCGAGGATGCGGCGGCAGAGCTGTACTTATCCCGTTCCTCCGTAAACGCCTGCCTGCACTCCATCCGGGATAAAGCGGGCATCTCCCGCCCAAACAAAAAACATCCATAAGCCATGACAAGCGGTGTCCTGTGGTACGGTAACCATAGAGCACCGCTTGTTTTGCGCGCGGAAACAGGGGGTGTATTTTTAGAGAAGGAGGAATATCTCTATGGCTGAATTTGCAAGCAAGGGCGTCGCAGGCACTGCTCTCGGCACCGGCATTGCCGGTCTGTCTCTGGGCGTCCTGAACTCTCTGGGCGGTCTCGGCGGGATGCTGCTGGGCAATCGCGTCATCCCCTTTGCCGCTGGTATGGCGGCGGAGGCCGGATGCAGCGAGAACCACACGGTCAACCGCTACGAGCTGTCCATGGTGCAGGAGAACGCCAAGCTCCGCAGCGACATTGCCCTGCGGGATGCCAACACCTACCAGGACCAGAAGATGCTGGAGATGTACAAGTACATCGACGGCAAGCTGGGCGAGGTACAGGGTGCGCTGGCTTCTCAGGCGGTCAATAATCAGGCCACCAAGGACAGCTTCCAGCTGTTGCAGGAGCGCGTGGACTGCTGCAAGAACGAGCTGTGCGGGGCCATTTCTCGGGAGCGGGACGAGCGGAAGTGCGCTGACAACACCATTGTCACCTACACGAACGCCACCTTTTATCCCAAAATGGTTGCGGACATCACCACCGGCACCGGCACCACGCCCCAGTCCACCTATAACCCCCTCCCCGTCTCCACCTGCGGCTGCGGCTGCGGCTGCTAAGAGACGAAGAGGGAAGAAGAGAGGGGCATAGCGCCCCTCTCTCCCGTCATTGGAGGAATCTATGGTAACATTGGAACAGATCAAGCAGGGCGCTGCCCGCTATGTGGATGAGGAATTTACCGGCAAGCTCACCGGCTGGCAGAAATGGGCCGTCGGCGCCGGGGCCGCTATGGCCCTTGGCAATCTGGACGCCAGCCTTTCCACCCTCCGGGAGCATCCCGCCGTAAAGGCCCTCGGCGTCTTTGACGAGGCGGGGAACGTAGACCTTGACAAGATCTACACCTGCCTGAAAACCGAAGCCGCCAAAGGCCCCGTCACCACCAATATCCCCCTGATCGGGAACGTCACGCTGAATGAAACGGATGTGGACAAGCTCTACACCTTCATCAAGCAGAGTTAGGAGGCTCTTATGCACGAGATCAAACACTTGGCCGAAGAGATCCGGGAAGAACTGGACGATGCCGAGAAGTACGCCCGTGAGGCCGTCAAGCACGCCGGGGAGGACCCGGAGGACGCCAGCACCTACGCCGACCTCAGCCGTCAGGAGCTGGGCCATGCCAATAAGCTCCACGAAATGGCCGTTCGCCATATCGAAAAAGCGAAGGACGCCGGTCTCCATCCCACGGAGGCCATGCAGGCCGTCTGGAACTGGGAGCATGAACGGATGCTGGACCGCGCCGCCCATGTGAAAACGCTCCTGTCCATGATGTAAAAGCCAAACAAAACACCCCCGCCAGACGGCGAGGGTGTTTTCTTACTTATAGGGGTTCTTGGCGTTGGTGGTGCAGATAATGTCCCACAGATCCGCCCGGTTTTCCTGACCGGCAAGGGCTGCGCTGGCCTCCGCCTTGCTGACCCTGCCGTTTCCGTCCGCGTCGGCCCTGTCCTTCATGGAGAAGTACTCCTTGGGGGAAAGTCCGGCATCATGCGCCTGCTTTACCTTCTCATAGGCTTTCCCGCTCATTTTCTCGCTGCCGTACTTCTGGTACAGGGCCAGAAATTCCCCGGTGGATACGCCGATGTCCCGCTTGGACGTTTTGGCGTTCTCAATCCACTTGGCGCTGGGCTCATACTTGGGGTCCACCTGCTGACGGGCCGTCTCACGCGCATATTTATACACGTTCTGGATGTAATCCGCCTTTTCCGCATTGCTCATGGACTTGTAGGCGGGCAGCTTCAATGCCGCCTCCACCAGCTTCTTCCGCGTCTGGCCCATGGCCTTGGCGTACCGGGTGTATTCCTCGCCGGTCAGGGTCCGGGTCTCACCCTTCACCGTATAGGACTTCTCCGCCGCCGCCGGATAAACGGTGCTGTCTCCGATGGCCTTCGCCAGCCGCCGGATCTCCTGCGTGGCGGGGCTGTTGTCCTGCGCCTTCAGGAAGCCGGGGGAGAGGAAAGACTGGAACACCCGCTCCGGCGCGGAGCCGTTGGAGACCTCGTTGCCCCACATATCCACCATAGGCTGAAGCTGATTCCGTGCGCCGGGGACCTTCTTCGCCGCCCCCTGCAAGAAATAGTTCACGTCAGAGGCTACCTGCCCGGAACCCTTTTCCACATAGCTTTTGCGCACCGTATCGTCAAATACGGACGCAACCTTGCTGCCGATGGTGGGGATATACTGTCCGGCATAGCTGCTGGCCGCCCGGTCGAGCAGATAGCCAACCTTGTTGTCGGCGTAGCTCCAATAGGAGATCAGATCATTCAGGGAGGACAGCATGGAGGTCTCCAGCACAACGTCCTGCATCCCCAGCAGAGAATCCACCAGCGCATCAAAGGTTCCGCCGCCCTTCCGAACGGATTCCATGATGGCAGCGCCCGCGAACAGGGGCATTGCCGCCGGAACCGCCCAGTCCAATGTATAGGACTTGTCCCCGATCTGGATGGCATAATCCTGCTTTCCCATGGATTTCTCAAAGGCTTCCTCCTTGTCATCGTCACCAGCCCGGACGTGGAGCAGCCCCTCCGCCGCCAGATAAGCGCCCAGCGCCAGAATCCCGGTTCCGGTAAGACCGGATGCAATGGAATCCACGGCGTCCGCCGCCGTGCATTTCCCGGATTTCACATCAAACAGGGCTTCTTTGATGCCCTTGCCCAATCCGATGGGGCTGTAATCAAGGCCCGTGGTCAAAATGTTGGCCGGGGTCTTTCGGAAGGGGAGGAAGGCGTCTGCTGCGAAAGATGCGGCCCTCAATACCTGATTATCCCCCTGATACCGTCCCATCTTGGATAGCGCCTCGGAAAGCGCTGTGGTGTTGCGGTAGGTAGCCTTCTGTGCTTCCTCAATGGCATAGGCCCGTGCCGCCTCCACGTTTGCGGCTCTGGTTCCTGCGTGGGCCTCTACCGCTGTCACACCCTTGGCTTGCAGTGCTTGGGCGAAGCTGTCCACATAGGCGCTCCGGTTGAAGATCACGTCCTCATAGTCAAGGGCGCGGCTGTTCAGGTCTCCGATGCCCTGCACGGCACGGGAGAGAACATCCTCCCCCTTGAACATTTTCCGCTTGCTCTGGATCTCACGCTCAATGCCCGCTGCCGTTGCGTCGGAATACTTCCCGCTGCCCATAGCCGCGCTCTGGTCTGTCTCATACTGCCCCTTGGCAAAGGCTTTCAGATCCTTGTCAACATTTACGGCCTTTGTCCGCTGAGAGGGGTCCTTGATGACCGCCCGCTCGATTGCGGTTCCGATGCCGTTCTTGATCTTCCGTGCGCCCATCTGAATGGCGTTGCCCATGATGTTGCGGATGTGGGTGGTGGGGTTGGTCAGCATGGAGGTGTACCGCCAGAAATTTGCCTTCTCCCGGAACGTGCTGGGGATCTGGTCTGCAATGGACGTTGTGATGGCGTCCCACGCCGCCGCCCGCTCTGCGTCCGTCTCTGCCATCAGGTAGTTGGTCGCCAGCTCGTCAGAGAGGGTGAAGCCCGTCACCTTGTCGATGTAGTCCACCCGTGCGCCTTCCACGTCTCCGCTGTCGGTGGTGCTCTGCCGGGGCATCCGGTTCTGCCGTGCCGCCCGGTCATTCATTTTGTCTACCAGCCGCCGCAGCGTTAGCAGACGGCCCTCCGGCGTCAGACGGTTCATCAGGTTCATGGCCTGCACCATCTGTGCGCTGTCATGGGCCGCGTCCGCAATGGCCGTTGCCAGCTCAAAGGCGGCCTTGTGATCTCCTTCGGAAATGGCAAGGTTGTAGGCGCTGATGGCCTCGGTGGTGTCCGCCTTGGTGATCCGCTGTCCCAGCTCCGCCTTGGCAATAAAGCTGTTTGCCACCTCGCGCCAGCCGTCCCGCGCGATCTTGGCCTGCGCCTGCTGTACGGCACTCCGGTCCGTCACCACGTCATAGTCGAACGCGCCGCCTGCAATGGCGTTTTCATACACGGTTGCCATTTCCGGGGAGGTCAGGGGGCTATTGAGAATGGTGGAGACCGTTTTCTCCACATTCCGCCCGGTGTCAGGGTTCACAACGGGGACCTCAGAGGGTGCCCGCCGCTGGTTTGCCTGGATGCGCTGGGCGCTGGTGGGGTTGACCGGGTAAAAGTCCTCACTCCTGGCCTGCATGGTATCAAAGGGCGTGTTCACCGTACCGGCGTCTGCGTTGCCAAGACCGTCAAAGCCGTCAACCCCATCCAGCCCGTGCCCTCTGGCCTGTGTCTCTCCCGCGCCCAGAATGCCCTGCTTGGCGGTGAGATACCCGCTGTTGGGTCCCACCTGTTCGCCGGTCATGGTGGTGTAGCCATTAGAGAGCATATCGTCCAGGATCAGCTCCACCCGCTTAGCTGCTGCCACATTTTCCTGCCCCTGATCAGTGATGATCCGCTGGGCTGCATCGATAATGGCGTCACGGGAAAGCCCAGTTTCATTCATGGCCTGACGCAGGTGTGGCGAGGTCTGCGCCGCCTGCTGTACCGCGTTGCCCTCCATGGTCCGCTCGTAACGGCGGCTCATGGGCTGCTGGAGGGAGAGGTCTGCATCTGCGATCAGGGCGTTGGCTGCTTCCTGATAATAGCGGTGCAGCTCCGGGTGGTCGAACTGGAAGGCGTTCACGTCTCTGCTGCCAACCGTCTCCATTCGCCGCCGGTCGATGTGCTGCTCCGGGTCGATCTGGAACACCTTGCCGGTGGCGTCCATGCCAACGGTTCCGGCTTCATTGGCCTGATATATGGCGTTTTGCTGCTCCGGCGTCATGGCATCCATATCCGCCCGTTTCTTCCCAAACAGAACCTCAGAGAGAATATCCCGGTTGCTTTTTGCTTCTGCCTGTGATATATTGTTCTTAGCGAGGATGTCATCAGCCATCGCCTTGGGGAATTGTACCCCATTGGAAAGAAGCTGATGGACGTCCTCGTTGTTTTTTGTGTAGAGCACATTGCTGTCTGCTTCTCCAAGATAGCTTTGCATGTGGCCTGTCTGGTAAGCGCTGGCAATTCTATTTTCCACACTGATTGCTCCCTGCTTGTCCAGATGTAGCGGGACAATAATGCTCTTGTCGCCGTCTTTCCACGCGGTCAGCAGCACAATGCTGCTTGGCTGTGTGTTCGACTTCAAAATCGCAACTGGGTTTTCGATTTGATAGGGGAGCTGCTTTAGAACAGACATACCCAAATTATGTTTTCCGCCCATATACCCTTCCGGGTATGCGATTTTATAAGCTGCATCTTGCGTCATTGTCATCGGAAGCGGGTTTGCCCCGTAACGGGTCAAAAGCTCCGGCGTGTCCCCAACAGACAGCAATTTGCCGCTTGGATAGTCTCCCGAAAAAACCTTGTCAATATCGCTTCGATACCGCAGCATATTGTCCGTGCTCGTCAGCCTGCTCGCCGTCTCCACACCGGGGGCGGCGTTTTGCGTGCCCTCTGCGGCGTTTGCGGGGGTGGGGGTATAAGTACCCTTCCGCACCTCCGGGCGTACCTCCTGCGTGGGCTGTGCGTCCGCCTGACCGTTTCCACGCTGCCGGATGACGTCAACACCCGCGCCGATGCCGCCCATGGCAGCGCCCACCGCCGCGTCATACAGTGCATCGCTGAGATCGAACCGAGCAGAGGGGTCATAGGTGGCCCGCTGCAAAACGGGCTGGAAAATATCCTCGATAAATTCCTCACCGCCCTCGGAGATCATGGAGAGGGCCACACGGCCCGCCGTGCTGTTGTTCAGCTTGGAAAGCGCACCGCTGATGGCGTTGTCCAGAACGCCGCCGCCGAACGCCTTCTTGAAGGGGCTTGCCACGTTGCTGATCTTCTCCGTGGCAAGGCTCAAAGCGCCGCTCCCCAGTCCGTAGGCAAGCTGCTGGCCATAGGTGGCCCCGGCCTGTCTGGCCCGCTGGGCGCTGCTTCCGGCGGAACGGGCCGTCATCAGAGCGAGACCGGCTCCGGGGATCACGGCGCTGGCCGCAACATCCCCCGCCATCTGCACACCTTGCACGCCCAGATCCACGGCGAACTGACCCACCGGACCCAGCCCTTCCTTTGCCTGCGCCACGTCCGCGGCGGAGCTTTGGGACAGACGGTCCGCCTTCTGATACGCCTTGTCCGCCACCGCCTTGTCGGACCGCTCCACCGCCTTAGTGTAGCCCTCATGGGCCGCGATCCGCCGCTTGGCGCTGGCAAGGTAGCCCTGCACCTGCTTCACGTCCGCCGCCGTCATGGCCTTGCCGTTGGCCCACTTCACGTCCCGGAGCATCTTCTCGTACCGCTTCACCGCGTCATGGTCGCTTTGCAGGGAATCCCCGGCGTTCTGGTTGGCGATCCGGGTATTCAGCTTCCCAGCCCCCTCTGCCAGCACACCGCCCAGATTCGTAAAGGCGGAACCGGCGGACTTCGCTGCGCCGGAGATCACCTTCCCCACGCGCCCGTTGTCCAGAGAGGGGGGCGTGGTGCCGCCGGTCCGCACATCTGCCAGCAGGCGGCTGTTAGGTCGGCTGTTCCCGGTGCTGGCGTTCTCCATAGGCCGGGGGGAAGCAGAAGGCGTAACGGCCTTCGTCTCCTTGGCTTTCCGCGTCTCCACTCGCTTGCCGTAAGCTACAAGGTTCGGCATCTGAACGCCGCCGCTGTTATTCTGTGTTTTGTTGACCCGCTCGCCGTAGGCGACCAGATCCGGCATCTTTACCGCCATCGTATAGCCTCCTTACCCGAATAGATCGGAAAGCTCTTGCTGCTGTTCCTCTGTCAGGCTGTTCCAGTTGGATTTCAGGTAGCTCTGCGCCTTTGCGTAGTTGCCCTGAGACATATAGCCCGTGATCGTTCTGCGGATGTTTCCGTAGTTGCTGCTGCCGCTTCCGCTGCTGCCGCCCTGATACTTCGCCCATGCCTGGTCAGCCGTCAGGCCGCCTGCGGCCTTCTTGGAGTTGGCCCCCCACTTGCCGTCCTGAGACACACCGTAGTATTTCTGGAGCTGCTTTACCTGCTCATTGGTCAGGGAGCCGTTGGAATAGCTTCCCTTCTTTTTGCCGGTGCTGCTGCCGGTTTTGGCAGTGCCGGTTGTCCCCGCCGTCAACCTGCCGGTGCCGTACAGGGAATCATAGGCCCCCTGCCCGTAGTAGTAATCAAAGGCGGAGATCACGTCATCCGTCACGATGCCGTTTTTCAGGGCGGACTGTACCTGACTGGCAGTCAGCGTCGGCTTTACCACGGTACTGCCGCCGGAAGAACCGGAGCCGGAGCCGCCGGTCTGCCCGCCGTACTTGGCGTAGAGATTCTGCTGGCGCACGTATTCCTCGTACAGGGCGTTTGCCAGCTCCGCGTCTCCCGTGGCCTCTGCCTTGGCAATGGCGTTCCGGTACTCCGCGTCAAGCTGGCTCCGCTGGAGGTCGATGGCCGCCGTCTTTTCTGCCTGCTCCCGGTCGATCTGGGAGAGGTTCTGCTGGAGTACAGCGTCCTGTGCCAGCGCCGCCTGTCCGGTGGTGCCGGTGTTCAGGCCGTTTGCCACCGCCATCTCCTGAAACGCGCCACGGCTCAGGGCGTTCTGGTTGGCCGCGCTGTTCCGGGCAATGTCATACACCGGCGCGATCTGCGCGCGGCTGGCGTCCAGTGTGGCGGTGTTCTGCTCGTAGGCGGATTTCAGCGCCGCCAGCTCTGCCGCCACCTTCTTGGCGTACAGCTCCTTCAAGTAGTCGCTGCCGTCCCCGATGTCAAAGCTCATGCCGGTCTGAGCGGTGCCGGGGTTCTGCACTGGCACATTCCCGGCGTTAATATCCGTGACCCGCTGCTGCTGGCTGTATGCCGGGGTTCCGTAGCCGGTAGTCCCGGCCTGTACGCCGCCATTCGCCGCCAGATAATCCCCAAAGGACTGCACCTTGCCGTTGGCCTGTGCGGTTGGGGAGGTGTCCGTACCCATGAGATAGCGGTAGTAGGCCAGCTCCGCGCTTTCCGGGCTGTTATCAAGCCCCAGCCGCCGCCGCAGATCGTTCGCGGCAGACAGTGCCCCGCTGTCCGTCACATAGCCGTTTTTGTCGATGGTGTAGCCGTAGCCCGCACGAATGGCGTTTGCCGCCTGGTTCGCCTGATCGCCGGTGATCTCTCCCCGCTGAAGCCGGTTGCGGATGTCCTGGATTTTGGAGCGGTCCAGTGCGGACATCATCTCATTGTCCGTCCACGCGCCGCTTTTGCCGTAACTGCCATTCCCGGCGTTGATGTCCTGATGAGGCGTATAGTCTGCCACGCCTTTGGACGCCTTGTAGGCATAGCCGTTATCGTCATAGAACACGGTGTAGCCGTTGGACACCTGCGCCCTGCCCGCCAGATCCTCACGGCGGCTCATGTCAGGGCCTACCTGATAGGTCACACCGCCCTGTTTGTAGTTCTTCACCTCGGAATTGCTGGTAGGCATCCCGTAGATGCCGCCACCGTTGTCCTCGCGGGTGTATTCCACGCCCTTGTAGCTGCCCTTGGAGCTTCCGCCGGAGGAACCGCCGCTCCCACTGCCGGAGGAACTGTTACCCCGGTTGCTGGACCCGCCGGTGCCCATAACATCGTTCTTGCCCTGATACGGGTCCTTGCCCCCGTATGTGGAGTCGATTTTGTTCTGCCGCTCTTGGCGCAGCTTGTCAATCGACTCCTTACTGTCACCTCGCTGCTGTGCCTTTACGATCTCAAGCGAGTAGTCTTTGTTTTTATCGTAGTAGCCTGCCATACTTGGCCCTCCTTATCCGTTCCAGTCTGCCTTGGCCTCTCTCACATCGATGTGCGTGAAGCCCTTCTGACTGTATACCCCCACGCCGCCCCAGTCCGGCATCAGCTGCCGCGCATAAGCCGCCACCTGCGCCGGGGTCTTGCCCCGCACTACAATGTCAGCCGCCGTTCCGTAGCAGTGCTGGCTGTCCGTCACGCCGCCCACCTTGGCGTTGTACTGGGGTGTGCGGTAGCCGCTATTGATGGTCACAGCCGCGCAAAAGTGACTGCGGAGGCTCTGGAGCACCATCACCAGCCGGGGCGCCACCAGTACGGCATCGGAGCCGTCCTTGCTGGCAAATTCTTTCACTTTAAAGTTTGTGGACAGCTTCTTATCGCCGTCCTTCGCCTTGGAATAGGCGTTAATCTCTACCATAGGTTTCTCTCCTTCCGGCTCACACGCATCCCCGCTTTTCTTTTTCCACACGAGGAAGAACGGGATCACCCGCCCGTCCCCGGTAAAGCCCTTGCCTGCCGAATCCATGAAGCAGGTAGACCCGCCGCCGTCCATCATAATGGCGTTGTCCCATCCGGACGCGGCCAGCAGGTCCCGGAGCTGTTCCGGCGACCGCCGGTCCTTGCTCACATAGTAGGCAAACCGCCCATCCTTGGTGCCGATAGCCGTCCGGGGAGCGCGGTACTTCATATCAGCCCCGCAGTGGATGGGGCTGATCTTCTTCCCGCCGATGATGAGGTGGACGCACTCCATGTAATTCCGGTCCCCGTTGGGCACGGTTTTTACGCCGAAGTCCACCGGGGTGTTCCAGCTGATGGCCCACGCCCGGTAATTTGGGGTCTTGCGGGTCTGCCCGTCTGCCTTCAAATGGCAGGCCGGTGTCTGGTTCCGTAGGAAAATGGAGCCATTGCAGATAGCGTCCCCGCCCGCCTCCGCCAGCATCTTTTTCAGGTTGGCCGTGGTGGAGCGGAGACGCCGCTTATTGAAATAGATTTTGATGAATTGGAGTTCGGAGAGCGGGACGGTGCCCGCTCTCGTGCTCATGTGTGAGCCTCCGTATTCTGTTTCCCCTGATCGCTGGCCTGACGGATGGCGTCCAGCATATTTTTGATGAAGGTGGGGTAGGGAACCCCCATCACTGCCGTATTCTCCAAAATCGACAGTCCCTCGTTTGCGATGAAAAACATACATACTGCGTCCCGTACAAAATCGCTGGATGTGGCCTGATCCAATAATGCCCCCATCCATACCAGCGCCAGCATGACGCACTTCTTCGCCAGACCCTTGAACCCGGCGTCGGAACTCAGCGCACCGGTGCCGCTCTTGCTGGACTTATGCCAGATGGCCGCTACCATCCAGCCCGTGGCGTAATCCAACGCCATAAAGCAGATCAGAACTTTGAGTGCCACGTCCCAGCCTCCCAGCGCCTGGGCGATGGCGGAGCCAGCCACAGCCAGCACCGCCAACACCGTATTTTTGATGTGTAAAGCGTTCATGGTGTCCCTCCTTTCGGTGTAACCCGCACATTCATTTTCTCATGTAGCTCCGTGCGTAACAGTAGCCCAGACTATCATAGGCCAGCTCCCAGTGACCCACGGCGATGACAGTACCGGCACGGCTTTCGTCCCGATCCATCACGGGGATGGCGGTTCTGTATACCCCACCGCTCGGTGCCTTGTGGGAAAAGCGGATAGGCTTGCCGTCGCTGGCGATCTTGTAGATGCCCTCCGTGCCGTCATCCTCGGCAGGGATAAAGCCCTCGGCCATCTCCTTTTCGCTCCAACCGGCGATACCGCCGTCCGGGTTCAGGTGGAAGTTTGCCCCCGCCTCCTTCAGCTCCTTGTTGATGGCCTCGATGGTTTTGCCGCTCTTGCAGCCCTCGTTGATGATCTCAGCAAACTTCTTTTCCATAATGTATACCCCTTTCAAATTTTTCGGTTGAAATTCAACCGTGTTCAATTGGTTTTTTAGGTTCCTGACGCACAGAGCTTGTCCGCGTCAGTGTCAGAGTTCCGACTTGGTTTCGTGCAGTTTAGAATTCAGGCCATTTCCTTTCGCAACTGAAACACACCTGACGGCCTTCGGGAATAATAGCTCCACAACATACACAGCTGTTATTCATATCCCATCCTACGCTTTCGCAATCAGCGCAGATTTGCCGTCCTTCGGGGATGATTGCCCCGCAACAAATACAATATTCCATAGATCAGTCGGTGGTTTTGGTGTATTTGAGTAGGACATCGGCAGAACTAAAACTTCTGGCCTCTCCGCATCCGATGCCTATAACAACATCTCCATTGCCAGAACTGGACAACTGAGCCGAAAGTGAAATAGAATAACGTGTAAAATCACTGGTCCCTGGAACACCATATAAATGTGGAAGCGCTATGCTTCCGCCGGCACCCGCACCTTCGGTGAATCCGCTCACAGAAACAATCTTGGCAACGGAAGCAAGCCCCGCATTGGCTGTTATGAATTCACCAGCGGAACATGCGCCCATTCGTCTTAACGATGCGTATACCGGCTTGCCGAGATACTGCTCGGTGGTGCGGTATTCCACGCCCAGTTCCATAGGCGGGTGATCCCACCCCCCCAAAAGCTTACCAGTTTCAGGATCGTATTTATTGCAAATCGCCAACTGTTCTGCTACAGTGGGTACACTGTTTAATACATATGTATTTGCTTGTTTATGTACAAACGTCTGTTGTGTGCCTATTTCCAGCTTTGCACCGACAAAGGTTTCCCCAGCATCAACCCATCGCCATTGATGGGAAGTACCAAAAAAGGCAAGAATGTCTGTGGAATCTGTCCAGCCGGAAGCTGTTTTTGTGGCTGTGACAAACGATTGTGAACCATTAGCGGTAATTTTAAGTACACTACACGTCATTTGAAGTCCATTGAACTGCGCCGCGTTTTCCAAAAACTGTGAGATGGTGCAACTTGGTCCGCCTGCTACGTTTGTCATACCATATGGCGCTGCCGGAATGAGATTATTAGTTTTATTTCCGTTAGAACTAAGCACCCTCCATCCATCACAAACATAGCGATTTACTGGAACACCAGACCAACCAGACGGATACAACTGCCAAATTTGAAGTAAAGGATTGATAAAAAGGTTCGGTTTAGGAATAGCATTCACTTCGTCTATAGATGCAGCATCGATATTTTCCCTCGCCTGGGTTTTCTGCGTGTCCGTCAGGTTCTGCGCCGTGTTATAGCCAACTGCCCCGATGGCCGTAGGTGTAATGGGATCGCTGCCTTTGGCACCGTGCTGGCTGGCGTGTTTCCCCGCCGCCTTGCCGTCCCACGTGGTTTTCTGTTCAGCGGTCACATGAATGTCGCCGTTGGCAATATGCCCCGGCACGTCTTTAAGCGCCGTATTGAACGCCGTCTGCGTGCCGGAATAACCAGCTTCCACGGCGGTCTGGTACGCGCTCTTGCCGTCCGTGCCCTTTACACCGGCGGGACCCTGGGGACCCTCCGGGCCAGTGGCACCCTGCTCACCCTGTACGCCCTGAATACCCTGCGGACCCTGTGGACCAGTCGCGCCCTTCGGACCTTGCGGGCCGGTAGCACCGGTTTCACCGGTTGCTCCCGTTTCACCGGGGTCGCCCTTGTCGCCCTTCGCTCCCTGTGGAATTACAAAGTTAAACTTAGCGGCGTTTTTTGTCCCGGCGTTCGTAACGCTGGCCTTAGAACCCGCTGCACCCGTGGTGACGGTGCCTACTTCAATAGTGGCAGCGATGCCTTCGGCGCCTTTCTCGCCGGGGATGCCTTGGATTCCTTGCGGGCCTTGTGCGCCGGTATCACCCTTCACGCCCTGGGGTCCCTGTTCACCAGTCGGACCGGTGGGACCTTGGGGACCGGTAGCGCCAGTGGCACCCTTTTCTCCCTGCGGTCCCTGTACGCCTTGAATACCCTGCGGTCCCTGCGGGCCTTGCAGTGCACCAAGACTTGCCCAGTCATTTTTCACTTCAGACCAGATGAAGATTTCGTTATTCTCAGCAGTTACCTGATAGGCATATTCATCCCCGGTAGGGTGTGCCGTTTTAAGGGCAGCCAACGTTGGATAAATGTCCTGAATAACGAAGCTGCGTCCATCCGCACCATCATTGCCTCGTTCTCCCTGCGGTCCCTGTGGGCCCTGAGGGCCAATAGGGCCTTGGGGGCCGGTGGGGCCTGCCTCTCCTTGAATGCCCTGTGCACCGGTCTCACCCTTAGGCCCCTGTGCACCAGTAGCACCCCTGGCACCAGCGGCACCTTGACTGCCCTGGATACCCTGAGGGCCCTGTGCGCCGGTTGCGCCATCTGCGCCTTTGTCGCCCTTGGGTCCTTTTAGTGCGGCCAGCTGCTCCTCGGTGAAGTCTGCATAGGTAAAGGCATCACCTTTGTCACCCTTGTCACCCTTGGTGCCTTTGGCACCGGCAGCGCCGGTCGGCCCCTGCGGGCCGGTAGGACCAACAGGGCCGGTCTCACCCTGGTCTCCCTTGGGCCCCTGCGCACCGGCCACGCCCTGGATACCCTGCGGGCCTCTTGCACCCTGTGCGCCCTGCTCGCCCTGTACGCCCTGCGGGCCTTGAGGGCCGCGCACGTTTACGCTCTGAGGAGGGGACGTTACATTTTGCAGGGAGAAGGACATAACACCGTTAATGTCCACACTGGGGACGATGGCGGGTCCCACCGGACCCTGTGCGCCGGTGGCTCCGGTCTCGCCGGTATCGCCCTTGTCGCCTTTTTCGCCCTTGTCACCCTTTACGCCGGTGACCACGGTCACGCCGTTCTGGTCTGTCACCGTTCCGTTGGTGAACTGCATCCGGCTCCGCTGGGGGAGGGCCTGTCCGTCCGGGCCGATAATCAGGTGACCGGAAGAACCGGTTGCCTGCCAGACCTTGCCGTCGGTGCTGACCTCCAGCACCTTGTCCGCGTTCAGCCGGATATACTTGAACCCGGCCTCGTTCTGCGGCAGCAGCACCGCCGTTTCTACACCCAGATTTTCCAGCGCCGGGATCAGGGTCTCGTTCATATAGGTCTGAAGAGCCTTGCCGCCCTCGTCGAACTTGTTTTTCAGCTCGGCAGAGGTCATCCCGCCTACGTCATTGGGCTCATCGTCCAGCGCGGCAATGATCGCCATGTTTTTGTTGAATTTCTCAATCGCCACAGGTTACACCTCCGTTTTCGGCACTTCGCCGGTCTCATTGATTTTCCGCTGCAACTGGCCGTACCCGGCCCCGCCCCGAATGGGGACGGCTTCTTCCTCGGTAACAGGCTGTTCGCCCTCTGCCCCCAGCTGACCACCCATCATGGCACGTTCCTGCTGCTGGAGGGCTTGGATCAGCGCCTCCTTGTCGG